GATACAGAGAAGAATCCGAGATGCTAAAATAGGCGTTTTAGACGTGGCTGGAGACTACTCTATTGCTGGATGTGATCCCTATATCTTGATGCAACACATATTTGGACTTGAAACAACTGGGCTTTTAAAGGCTGGCGAATGTTATCATAAATATTGGGCAGATAGAAATACCGAGGAGATTTGTATATTCCGTGCTCCTATGACAAGCATTGAAAATGTGTGTAAATTAAAGGTTATTACTAATCCCGAACTTGAAAAATGGTATAAATACATTACAACGTGCATTTTATTGAATGGATGGGACACTACTCCGATGAGATGTAATGGTGAAGATTATGATTCTGACTCGAATTTCTGTACCGATAATAAAGTATTGCTTGAAGCATTTGAGTATAAGACCACTCTTATGTGCGAACAGGAAAGTAGCGTAAAGAAAAAACCTGAGGAAGATGACTATGTAAAGTCTGACATTAACGGCTTCGGAGACTCCATTGGAAGCGTGACTAATAAAGCTACGAATATGATCTCATTAAGAGAGCAATTTGATAGAGATAGTGAAGAATATAAAAGATTGACTTATCGAATTAGCACAATGATGAACTATCAGCAGAATGCTATAGACCGTATAAAGGGCGTTGTTGCTCGTCCTGTTCCTAAGGAGTGGCTTAATGCAAGAATGTTCAAACCTGAGGAAGATGATGACGACGATATTCTTCAGGATAAACAAATTAATGCCAATATCGCCGCAGAGATTAAACCTTGGTTCTTTATTTATAGATATTCTCAGCTTAAATCAGAACTGGATAAGTATATGAAGGCAGTTAAGTCAAATTGTAAAATTAGATTTGGTAAGAGTTTGGATGGTCTGTATGCTTGCGAAAACAGAACCGAAGAAGAAGAGGTTTTCTTATATCACTATGAAAAGTATCTTCCAGTTAGCAGGGCTCCTGGAACAATGAATCGTATTTGTTGGAAAATTGAAGATGCATTTTGCACTACGGATGTTCTTCCGAATGTTGATTTTGATAAATCTATTTTAAAGAGTGAAGCTGAATATACTCAAGATGAATATGAACAGGTTCAACAGTTATACGACGAGTATAACAAGGGTATACAGCTGTTCTTAAAGAAACAAAATCAAAATGATCTTGGCGATGATGAAGTCGGCTTTGACATTGTGCATCTCAAAGATGTTTTCATAGATGAATGTAGTAAGGTATGTCCAAATGTGGAGGTATTGTCTAATATCGTTGTGGACTTGTGTTACACTTCTAATAAAAATAAAACTTTTGCATGGGATGTTGCAGGCGAGCAGATTTTCAATAATGTTTTGAAGAACAGCGGATATTATATAACATATCCAGTTAAAGATGAGAATGGAGATATTGAGTTTGGTGGAAAGAAATTTTCTTTGTATACACAACAGATAGGTGGTGATTTAGATGTTGATTTTGAATGAAGAGAAATATGCAAAAGATTTGTATGACGGCAAAAACCAAGATGTTAAATCTATTATGGCTAAAATTAGATATGTTACTAGATATTTGGTGCACTCTAAGTTAAAAGGCGATGATGATGCCTACAAAGAAACTGTAAAATGGTTAAGGCAGTATCATAATAACTTTGATGAAAGTAGTTATTCTAATATTATTTCGGACGCCATTAAAGTGGCGGAAAAATATCCCTTTTATATCATCGACAACATCAAAATTGCTCAGTCTGAGTTAGAGGCCATATCTTCTCTCGATAATTTGAGGGCAGAAAAGATTTTGTTTGTGCTTTTATGTATGGCGAAGCAACAAAGTATGGCTAATGGTTTCACGAATGGACTTGTTAAATATTCAATTACTGACTTATGTAAGGCCGCCCGTGTGTCTGTACCCGCAGATGATAGAGAATATATTTTGTATGAAATTGTACAAAAGGGGCTTCTCGGTTATCCAAAGAAAAATAACACACAATGTTTAATTGTGAATTTTATTAATACGGATGAAATAGTATTGGAACTCGATGAAGATGACTGTCGGGAACTTGCGTATGTTTATTTAAACTGGAAGAATGATGGTAAGGGCTATACGAAGTGTCAAAGATGCAATCGATGGATGAAACAAAGTAAAACGAAACCTAAAAAGTATTGTGAAGATTGTGCTAAGGAATCTGAGCGTGAGCATACTAGAGAGCGTGTTAGGCGTTACAGAGAAAAATGTAACGGTAATTCAACACAACAAAATGATTGAAAAACCATAGGAAAATGCTTGGGAAATATCGAGTCGCTTAAAAAATGGTCGAGATTTTCTTAACTGATATAGGATTGCACTAGCATTTCCCTATATCAAATCTTAGCAGAAATAAAAGGAGAAAATTTATGGAAGAACTTGAAAATGTATTACTTTCAATCCCAACCTCAGTAGCAAACCTTCAGCTACCTGATCCTAGTCTTAGAGATCATTATTTAGACGAGCAAGATAGGATTTACTGGCTAGACACACAGATTGACGACTCTACTCTTGAACTTGTGAAATATATTTTCAGATGTAACAAAGAAGATATGGGCAAACCTATTGCGGAGAGAAAGAGAATTTTAGTTATGATCGATAGTCCTGGTGGTTCCGTAGAGGTACTTGCCTCACTTATTGGTGCTACTAAAAACAGTAAGACACCGATTTGGACTTGCTGCTACTGTACGGCTTATTCGGCTGCCGCAGACTATTTGGCTTGTGGACATAAAAGATTTGCATTTCCTATGACTAATATGATGTTCCATGCCGGTTCGGCTTGTTATCAGGGATCTCAGAATGACATTAATAGCGCCAAAAAGTTCTTTGATGGTATGAGTAAGAGAATCACGACAGAAGTGACTTCAAGAACAAAGTTTGATAACAAGTTCCTGAAAAAACTCAAAACAGATGATATTTATATGAATGAGGAAGAAGCGCTAAAGTATGGCGTAATCGATGAGATTGTGACCGACTTTGATGTTCTTTGTTGATTGGAGAGAAAATAATGGCAAAGTCCAAAAGCAAAATTCAGATTAACTTTATAGGAGAGGCAGCAGACGACGTAACTGGAAGTTGTATTCACATCCAGACTTCTAACAGACAAATTCTTTTGGAGTGTGGCTTATTTCAATCGTGTGGCAGTACACTCGAAAATTACAAAATTAATAACAAGCACTTTGAATTTAAACCAAAAGAAATAGATTATGTGTTTGTGATGCATTGTCATGCCGATCATCTTTGTTTATCTCCTAAACTATATGGGCAAGGTTGTCAGGCACAAATCATCGCTCCCAATGGAACAAAGCCTATTTCCGAAATATTATTAAAGGATTCGGCGCGTATTATGGAAGCTGATGCTTTAGAATTATCAAGTAAGTTCAAAAGAGATTATGCTCCCATATATACAGAGAGTGAAGTTGGACAATGCTTAAAGCATTATACTGAATATCCAATTGGTGAGATAATTCAGTTGGATGAGTATATAAAATTTAGATTTATTCCTTCTGGGCACATACTAAATAGTGCCCAGTTGGAACTTTGGATTACTGAGGGCAATGTAACCAAGAAGATTGGTTACACAAGCGACCTTGGTAACATCCATATTAAGAAATATTATACTAATAAATTTGAACCAATTACGAAGTGTGATGTATTGATTGGAGAAACGACATATGCTCGTGAGGAACGTATTGCCAATCAAAAAATGCGCAACAAGGATTTGGAAAAATTAGAGACTGTTATTAGACAGACTTGCATAGAAAATGACGCGAGAATATTGATTCCTGTATTTGCGAATGACAGATGTCAGAATATGTTGACATATATTTATGACTTATTCCATAACGATGAGGACTTTGATATTCCTATTTTAATCGACTCGCCTATGGCCACTAGAGTATGCAATGCATATACCGAATTACTTGATGGCGATGAAGCTAAAAAGTGGAAAGAAGTTTTAACGTGGAAGAATATTCACTTTGTTGAAAGTTCAATAGAAAGCCGAGAATGGCGAGATAGCAAACGACCCGTGGTTGTACTTGCTAGTAGCGGAATGATGGTTAGAGGCCGTAGTACGGGTTGGGCCCATAGCATGTTACCTCGAACGAATGACAGAATTGTATTCTGTGGTTTTACGGCAGATAATTCATTGGCATCCATTATTAAAGAGGGCAAGCAGAAAACTATTACTATTTCTGGGCATAGGGTAAAAAACAAATGTCAGGTAACAGATTTGCATAGCTTTTCGAGTCATATGCAGAGAGATAGTTTACTTAAAACATATGGGGCAACTGAGTGTGAAAAAATCGTGCTAGTGCATGGTGAAATGAACGGCAAGATTGGGTTTGCAAAAGAACTGCAGGAAGAAATAAGTAAAAATAACAATACAAGCAAAGTGATAATTGCAAACAAGGGATATGTGTTGTCACTTTAATAAACAGAATATTAAGGAGAAAAGATTATGGCAAGAAAGAAGTCTAATATTGAAATAGTTCTCGTTTGCGACCAGTGTGGTAAACAGCCTCCTGTGGACGAGGAACAAAGCAACGAAAATTGGGTTGTTTACAAAGTTTCCACTCCTTGTGAATGTGGCGGACACTGGACCCATCAAATAGTTGAAGTAAATGATTAAACAAAGGAGAAAAGATTATGGCTGACATTAAGTATAATTACAAGTTGAACATCAAGGGTGTCCTTTCGGTTGAGGGAGACAGAATTATCGTTTCAGTCGAGGATGATGTAGATTATAATCTCGCCGCACTTTGCAGAGATTTTGATGGCAAACTTTGTAAGATTGGTGTTGCTTATGAAGAGGAATACAGTGCTTCTGATGTTGATGATGAAATTGAAATCGACGAGGAAACTGGCGAAGTAATTTAAGATACACAGTTATGGCTATCTTGGCGGATAGTCGGTATATAAGGGTTGTGGGTTACCCTAAACCCACATTTGGGAGATTAGCCTAGTGGTTTAGGCAGCGGACTGTTAATCCGCCTAGAGATGTTCAATCCATCTATCTCCCGCCATTATGGGGTTATAATTCAATTGGGAGAGTGCTACCCTTGCAAGGTAGAAGTTATGGGTTCAAGTCCCATTAGCTCCACCAGGTAGCCAGTGTGAATGCAGGATTGGCTCTGCAGTGCGGCAACGGGGAGAGGCGCACTTAAATATCCCCTTTCCACCATATGGCTCCGTAGCTCAGTTGGTTAGAGCGCTAGCCTGTCACGCTATAGGTCAGGGGTTCGAGTCCCCTCGGAGTCGCCATTTATCGGAGGGCGGCGAAGTCGGAGAGTCGCGGCGGACTGTAAATCCGTTCCCTCTGGGTGAGTGGGTTCGACTCCCACCCCTCCGACCGAATATGGGTTGCTAGGCTAATGGTAAACCGGCAGGTTGTGGCCCTGCTCTTTCGTGTTCGATTCACGGGCTTCCCTCCAATTTATATGCTGGTGTGGCGCAATTGGTAGCGCAGCAGCCTTGTAATCTGCAGGTTCTCGGTTCGAGTCCGAGCATCAGCTCCATATCGCAGGATAGTGTAATTGGCAACACGCTAGGCTCATAACCTGGAATTTATCTGAGGTTCGAATCCTCCTCCTGCAACCAAGTGATCGCGTTATGGAAACTTGCGAAGCCCATAACCATAGGAGGTTCTGCGGAGCCTCCTATTATTATCTCTCATTAGCTCAACGGATAGAGCATCTGGCTTCGAACCAGAGGGTTGCGCGTTCGAATCGTGCATGTGAGACCATATAAAATAATAAGAAAAGGAGAAAAGATTATGACAATTACTAGAGAAGAAATGGTAAGAAAACTTTCAGCGAAAAGTGGATATAACATGAAGGACATACGTGAAGTGTTGCGCTGTATGGACGATGTTGTTTTCGAAGAACTTTGTGAAGTGGATGACGACAATGATGTGTCGATACAATTGGTGCAAGGGATTAAAGTAAAAGCGGCGGTTGTACCTGAAAGAGACAGAGTAGATCCCCGCACACAGCAACCAATAGTGGTAAAGGCTACCGTAAAACCTGCTTGTAAGTTTAGCCAGGATTATAGGATTAAACTTCAGGAAGCATATGACAATAACAAGAACGGCTAACACCGTTCTTTTTTTAATTTAAAAGAAAGGAAAAGAGAACTATGAATAATATTTTAGTACATTTACCTAACGAGACCGAGGATCAGTGTTTGTGGAGAATTGGAAAAGCTAAGGATGCCGGTACTCTAACCGAGAATTGGCCCGAGATTGCCCTCTTCTTTAATAAGACCTTTAGAGAAGATGAGACACAGTATTACGATCCTTCAGCCTATAGAAAGAAGTACCGGAACTTTGTGACCGCCTATGAGAGTATTTTTAGTCAGGAGAATTTTACTAATCAGCAGATACTTACATATGAGGAGCAAAAGAGAGAACTGGAGAAGGCTAAGATTAAACTCAGAACTGAAAAATTAGAGTACAATAGATGGCTTCGTGAAGAGGCGAGAGATGAACTTATTTGTGAGAGAATTGTAGAGGCAATCAGAGAACTTCCTCCTCTTGAGGTTCCTGAAATTTTACCGGCGCATATTGCAGGTAGGATTCATAATGACAGAGAAGGATGTCTTATTTTTGCGGACACTCATTATGGCGTAGACCTTAAGATAACTGGCTTGTTTGGAGAAACTATAAACGAATATAGTCCTGAAATTTTTGAGCAAAGAATGTGGGATCTTTTAACACAGGTAGTTGATATTTGCCAAAAGGAAGGATTTACATCTTTGAATGTGTATGATCTTGGAGATGAAGTAGACGGTATACTTAGGGTTTCTCAGTTGTGGAAGTTGAGATATGGAGTAATTGAAAGTACCGTAAGATATGGCAGATTTATTACTGAGTGGCTAAATGAATTATCCAAACATGTTTACATAAAATATCAAATGGTAAAGGATTCAAACCATTGTCAGTTGAGGCTTTTGAATCAACCTAAGGGCACGTTTAAAGATGAAAATATGGCGTATATTATTGCCGAAAAAATTATGGACAGACTTGGAGACAATCCTAATTTTGAATTTATTCAAAACCCCACCGGGTATGTTTTTGATAATATTCTTGGATATAATGTTTTAGGAATTCACGGCGAAGGTAAAGGACTTGAAAGCGCTATTAAGGATTTTTCGAAAACTTATGGTGTAGAGATTAGCTTCTTGGTTGGAGGTCATAAGCATCACCAGAACAGTAGTAATATTGGAATTAAATCCGATGTTATTAGTGTGCCATCTGTGATTGGTGTAGATGATTATTCGTTATCTTTGCATAAAACATCTGATCCTGGTGCCACTTTGTTTGTTTTGGAGGCGGGCAAAGGAAAGACTATGGAGTACAATATTAAACTTTAAATAATACAAAATGATTTAGAAAGAGAGAGTAGAAATTATGAATAACAAAACAAAAAAGAGTCAGTTAGTTTTCGATATGAAAGCAACAAGAAAACTCTTAAAGATGAATTCTGAAATTAAATATTGCCCTTATTGTGGCAAGGGTATCGCAGAAAATTGCGAGTGCCACAAAAACATTATCATAGATGTTAAGCCTTATAGAAATGAGCTAGGAACTATTGAGCCTGACAGAAGCGTAATGGTGTTCGATAATAATGCTAGTTTCCAGGCAGATTTCAATCAGTTGATTGAGGATGCAAAGGCAAAGAAGGAAGCAGAACAAGACGTCGAAATCGAGGTCGAATTTGATGTTGAGGTAGAAATTGACCTTGACTAATTGCTTCTAAAATTTGTAGAAAGGAGTGATATCTATGGCAAAAGCTATGGGCAAGAGTGCCCCTAAGAAGGCGATGACGACAACTAAAGACCCAGTGCCGGAATATGTGTGTCCGCATTGTGGCAAGACTAAAAAGAAGTCAGAATTTTATGTATCTTCCGATCCAGCCGTATCTATTGGTGTAGCTTTCCCGTGTAAAGAGTGTGCGGAAAATATTGCTCGTAGATATGACCCCAAGACTGGTTCTTACTCCGATGTGACCGAAACATCTTTAAAAAATGCACTTATGTATTTAGATAAGCCATTTTTAAAAACATTGTGGGATTCGGCATATAACGAGGTGCACGACGCATCATTGAAGCAACCAAAGCGTAATATGTGGGCAGCATATATTAAAAGTGTGCAGATGGTGAATTATAAGACGATGCGCTGGAGAGATGGAGATTTTGATGACATAAAGGTGAATGAGGAAATTCATTCCGAAACAACCACCCTACCACAAAACCAAGAAGTTCTTGAGGAGTGCGAAAAGAATCGTAAGGATGTTATTAGGTTAATTGGGTATGATCCTTTTGATAAAGAGGCGCCAGAAGACCAGCCTCTTCTATATGCTCAGCTGATCGGTTATATAGATGGCGACGGCAATAACGACGATATGACTCGTATTCTTGATTGCATAGAAATGGTGCGTGGCTATTTACAAATGCAAAAAGTTAATGATATGGCAGCAAAGGCGTTTGCTAACTTGGCAAAGACTGGACAATCTGGCGAAATTAAAAATTATATGGATACCAAGAAGAAACTAGCTGATGTTATTAGCCAATTAGCCGAACAGAGTTGTATTAGTCAAAAACATAATAAGAACTCAAAGAAGGGCGAAAATACTTGGACTGGTAAGATTAAGATGCTCAAGGATCTAAATCTTCGTGAAGCTGAAAACAATGGCTTTGATATTGGTACTTGTCGTGGAATGCAACAAGTGTTGGAGATTAGCGATGCTTCTATTATGAAGCAATTGGCTCTTGATGAATCTGAATGGTCAGATATGGTTGCCGAACAGCGTCAGAAGATTGTTTCGTTACAGTCTGAAAGAGATATATATAAAGAAATTAATAGAATACTTTTAAGAGAAAATATCGACCTCAGAGATACTTTATCTGAGAACGACCTACTTGATGAATCTAATTTGCAAAACCTTAAACAACTCTTCTCTGCTTTCTCGGATATAGAGAAAGATGATGAGGAAGACGAAGATTCGTTGGAAGATGCATCTAGTGAGGTGGATGCCGATGAATAATCTGAATTTTAATGATTATAAATTTAAAATTATAGAAAATATTGACGATGAAGACTTGCTAAGTATGTTCGATAGTGACAATGTCGTATATGTTAAACCTGGTATCTACGCAATGTCCACGAGAAAGCTTGAGGCTTTGATTAAAATTGCATATATACAAAAATATTATCAATGTAATCCAGTAAGATTTATTGATAACTTTTTTAATATTGAGTTACTTGATGCACAGGCTTATATTGTTCAGAGAACTTGGAATTGCCCTAATGTTTTAGTGCTTGCGAGTCGTGGTTTTGGTAAGTCAACGGTAATCGACTTGATTCTTATGGCCAAAGATATGTTATTCTCTAATATATGGACATACATAGCTTCGGGTACCGGTGGACAGGCAGAGCAGACATTTACCAAACTTGAACAGATAGCAAACGACGGAATTGATGAGATGAAGGGTTCTACTGGATATATATTTAAAAATGAAGTCTCCATTAATAATGCCGCCGGTGATGGATTTAGTCACGGAAGTAATGGATTTAAATACACACTTTATAACGGTTCGTTTACACAGACTCTTAACAGTAATATCGACGCTAAGAGAGGCGCCAGAGGTTCCGTAGTATTTGATGAGTGTGGTTTCTTGTCTGACGAAATGATTAACGTTTATGGCGCATTTGCAGCCGTTAACAAAAACTTTGCATTAGGTAAGGATAGAGATGGACACTCTATTGACCCCATTCGTTTAAGAACATTTGCAACCAATATACCGAACCAAAAATTTTATATTAGTTCGGCGTCTGATACTAGCACGAAATTCTATAGGCTTTATAGAGAGTTCTCTAAGAAGCAGATAATGGGCGATAGAGATTATTGTGTTATTCAGGTTGACTGCGATGTAGTTCTTAACCCTACGATACACGGTGAAGCGGTTAACGCTCTTCTATCTCGTAGTACCATTGAATCCGAAATGCAGACTAACCCAGAGAAGGCACGTCGTGAGTACTATTGTCAGTTTACTTCTGATGCGGGTGCCGCAGCCATTATTAGGCGTGGTGTTATCGCTAGAAATAGTGAAACAAGAGTTCCTTTGCTTTATAACGATACAAATGACAAGAAGTTTGTTATATGTTATGACCCTGCGCGTAGTCGAGATAATAGCGTTATCTTGATTATGGAAATTTATATGGATGTGGCTACCAAGGAATATAAAGGCAGAATTGTCAACTGCGTTAACTTGGTTGATATAGGCAAAAAGAGAAAAACTCCTATGCAGACCCCAGACCAGATTCAGTATTTGAAAGAACTTATTCTTGCATATAATGGAGATGCTCCAGACTATGAAAATATTGAAGCTGTTATGATAGACGCCGGTTCTGGTGGAGGCGGCGTAAACATTGCCGACTATTTAATGGAAGATTGGGTTGACGATAGAGGTAGAACTCATCGTGGCTTAATTGATAAAGAATATAGTGCAGATTATGTATCTAAATATCCCAATGCCATCGATAAGGTGAGACTAATGTCTCCTTCTCAATTCAAGTCAATGATGTGTGAGGCACTCATTGAAATGATGAATATGGATCTAATTAGTTTAACAACTGATTATGACCATAAGGGATATTTAACTATATTTGAAACAGATGAAAAAGAGTTAAATAAAGAAAAGAAAAAGATTGAAGAAGAATTGAGAAAGCAAAGGGTGCCCGAGGATGAGATTCCCGTGAGGGCGCGAGAAATGCTCAAAGATGCTTCTTGTGTAAAAACCAAGATGGTTAAATTAGATCCTTATCAGGAAATTGCACTGAGTAATATAGACGCTCTTAAAGAAGAGATGGTTAATATTGTTCGTAAAAAGCGTGATAGTGGTAAGGATTCTTTTGATTTAATACCAGAAAAACAAAATAAACTTCATGATGACCGTTTCTACTGTGCTTGTTTGGCCGCATATTGGCTATCTGAAAAGCGTAGAGAGAACATTACTTCTCGTAAGAAACTGGGAAATATGAAAGAAATACTTGATAAATTTGTAGTTTCTAATGGAAAACACATTGATAAAATTTTCGGATAGAAAGGATGGTGAAGTGCCGTGGAAACTAAAGAAAAAATTGCAAAATTAAAAGAAGATGAAAAGAGAACACAAATAAAGCAGTTCGCCGAAGAATTGAAGAATGTTTTACAATTGTTCAATCCAGAAAAAATTCCGAATAGAACAACTACAACATATAACAGGGAGACTCTTAGAACCTATCTAAGAAACCCTGCAACTGAATCAAACAATCAAAACTTGAGAAAGCTCAGTAATTATCTTTATACGATTTCCCATGTTTATCGTCGTATGATTAGATTTAAGGCGCACCAGATGAATTGTAAGGTTTGGAGTGCCTATCCTATTGTTAGTATGCTTGAAGAAAATGACGAAGAGTCTATTTTGAAGGAGTATGAGCGCGTCGTTAATATTGTGACAAATATGAACATGAAGTCTCAGATATTTAAGATGAACCTTCTTGCTTGGAAGCATGGTGTATCATATGGATTTTGTTATGGAGATCCTGAGGGCGAAGGAAGTTTTTATATTCATCCTTTAGACCCCGATCGTTGCAAGGTGTCTTGTGCGTCGTTTGATAA